CCGCGTCGGCCTCGATGTCGAAGACCTTGTAGCGGACACCGCCAATCTCCACCTCGTCGCCACGGGCGGGTGCCGCCGGCAAGTCCGCCTGCCGCACGAACAGGACAGCATAGATGCCGGGCGAGGCATCCTCGAGCTCAACCGTACGCTGGTAAATTCCCTGCGCCGCAATTTGCCCGCCGGCCTTCGGTAGGTAAATGATGCCCCTCCCGAAGGCCGCAATGCATGCTGCGTCCATGCTGGCAAAATCGTGCAGCATGGCTTCAATCAGTTCGCGATCAGGACCTTGACGGTCTCCGTAGCGCCGGAGCTCACAGACCCGAGCGCATAGCCGAAGAACGTGCCCGTGTTTTTCTTCGAGACAGGCGGCGTATCGGCATCGACGTAGTAGAGCTTGTCACCGACCGCGACGGCTGCGTTTCCGGCTCCGTCAACGCCCTTGACGGAGACAGACACAACGCCAGCGATTTTCACCGTGGTGTTGCCGTCTGCCTGCTTGTCGGCCACAGCAACGCCGCAGAAGCCGCCGATACGGACAGGCGAGCCCGAGGTCGGGCTCGCCGGGTGGCTCACCGCGATGGTGAGCGTATTGGCCTCTTGCACGTAGTTCTTCATCGGTTGCACCCTCCTTCTTGTTCACTCAGCGCTCACGCACCGGGGTTTTTGTAGAGACCGCGCCAGTCAATGGCTTTGGCCCCGAAATCGAGCCACGCTTTGACCTTCAGTCCGAGCGTGTCATCGGGATTCTCGACGCGCTCGACCTGCGGCCCCTGCGCGCCTTCGAGATAGGCGTATTCGACCGTCGGAACCGCCATCGGGTCAGCAGCGAGATACCACGCCGTGGTCGAAGCCGTGTCCAGGTTGGCGTCGGCGATGACCTCCAGTTGGCCTGCGAACGGGTTATAGTCGGACTGTTTGGCGACGACGATGTTCGGCACATTGGTGTACTGGATGGCCGTCACGCGCTTCGCAACCGGAACGATCAGGAACCGAGGTGCGATATTGAGCGGCGTCACGCCATCGAGACCCTTCTGGGTCATCATCGCCGCCATGCCGGCATCGAGCGTGGCGATCGAAATGGCGCCGCCCGTGCCGGCCAGATTCCCGTGGCTGGAATGGAACAGCGCAACGCCATCGCTCATGGTCGGGTTGCTGGTCAGCACCGTGTAGACCGTGGTATTTTCGAGCACCGCAGCCTGCACGCCGATGCCGGCGAAGAGCTGCTGGATCGCGCCGAGATCATCGTTGACGATCATCTCGCGCGTGATGTACAAGCCCTTCGCGTAGGTTGCGATCGCGTACTGCTCCTTGGTCTCAGTAGTCGAACCGAACGTGATGGTTCCGCCTTCAGCCAATTTCGTGAAGGCCGGGAACTCGCCGATGCGGAGCCTGCTCACCGGTTTGAAGTCGGGCACGGTGCTCTGCTTGGCCCACCGCTTGTACGTCGGGGAGGCGTACTGATAGGCATCGAGCAGAGTTTTGTGCGCGACATTGGCGAGGATGTTGGGAAAGTCACTCGTACTGAGAGCGAACCTCACAAGCTCGTTCGGAGACGCCGGCCGTCCGCGGCCAGCGAGTCGCACACACTCCTCGGCCATTCGCGACAGGCGCATCCCCCGCCACTCGTTCTGCCCATCGGCCTGGTACCGACCCGGCGCGATCTGATGCATGAGCGCTGTCGTCATTGCCTCGATGCGCTTGTCAACAGCATCGTGCTCGATGTTAGCGACCTGCGAACGGGTCGGAGCCTTCTCGTACCGCGAGGCGAGCTCGTCGAAAATCTTCGCGCGAGCCTCCTCCAGGGTCACGCCGGAAGCGCAAAGCTCATTGGCGAATTTCTCGTCCAGGCCTGCGCCTTTGACCGCCGCCCTGATTTTCTGCTGTTCCGCCGCAATCTGCGCGCGCAGAGCGGCTACATCCACGGTTTCGCGGGCAGTGATTCCCGCCTCATTTTCAGCCATGTTCTGATCCTCCTCACTGGAAGTCGAGCGGGCCAATACCCGCGTTTCATCACTCAGAACGGTGGCCCTGGGGTCGGCAGGAACCGGGACGATCGAGATCTCCATCGGCTCCCAATCCGTAGCCAGATATGTTCCGTCCTGTTGCTTCTCGCGCTTATAAATCAGCGCACCGATCGAGACGTTGCGAATAATTCCGTCCCGAATATCGTTCCAGATCGGCTCCACTTCTGAGCGAGCGCTGAAGCGCAATTTGGCAATCAGCCTTCCGCCGTCGATTCTGGCCTCCTCGACAACGCCAATCTGGCCGGAAATGCTCTCGTCGCTATGCGAGTCCAGCACGGGGGCCCCGATCAGCCTGCCCGTTCGGACCTGGCTGGACTCAAGCCCGAGTCGGAGCTGGTAGGTCTCGCCAGTCCATATGTCGATTCGCAAGACCGGAGTGCCAGAGTAGGCCACAACCTCGATGGTCCGCTGCTCGCTGTTAACCGTTGATGGAGGCAGGGCGCGCAACGAAATGCGCTCTGGATTTGCGCGTTCTGACGCCGCTCCCGTCAGATCCGGCGGCGAAGAGCCGCTGTCAGATGAGTGTGCGGCGTAGACTACCGCGGGGGCGCCTAAGGCGGCGCCACTTGTCCCAATGTGATGGATTCCATTTTCAGGCATGTCAGTCCTCCTTCTGCTGCGCCCCCGTGGCCGTAACCCTCCTCGGATCGCAATCGAGGATGATGCCGAGCTTGTCCAGCGCCTCATTTGTCGCGGCGATTTCGGCGAGCTGCTCGTCCGGGTCGTAGCCCATTTCCGAGATAGCTTCGCGCAGCGTTGTGAGACCGTTGCGAATGTTCGTCTGCACTGCGGCAGCTTCCTTGGCCGGATCGACCCATTCCCACTTCGGAGGCGTCCACGATACGCTGGCCTCGATTCCGGCGAGGGACATCACGCGGTCCCAGACCGGCTGGCAGAATTGCGGTATGAGAATTTGCCAGCGGAATTGGTCAATCATGCGCCGGAATTCAAGCATTCCGGCGCGGATACTCGAGTAATTCGTCTGAGAGAGATCGCCAGTCAGCACCTCATATGGGACGCCGAGGCCCGCCGCAATCGAGCGCAGCTGATGCCTCACATAGTCTGGGTAGCCAGCGGAGGGCTGCGGAGTCGCGAAGCGCACATCCTCGCCGTCGCCTAGGTAGGCGATCATGCCCGGCTCGAACGTTTCGATGCGCTGTGAGCCCTGCATCTGCGACGTGCCAAGCGTGCGGCCCGGATCGCCCCCGAGAATGAACGCCGCAAAACAGGCCTCGATTTTTTTTCGGACTAGCTCGGCCTCCTCGTAGTCATCAAGATCGCGCATGCGCATGATGACCGGCGCAAGCCACGGGACGCCGCGCTCCTGGCCCGGGCGGTCCTTGCGGTAGATGTGCAGCACCTGGTCGGCCGGAACGAAGCTGCTGGCCTGAAGCGTTGACCCAATTAGGGTTGATGCCTCGCCCGGATGGCGGTCATAGAGCCAATAGCCAATGCGCCGCCCGATGAGGTCGTACTGGATTCCCTGGATCGAATAGCCTGTGTCGGTCGGGCCGGTCTTGGACGAGTCCAGATAATCCGGCTCGAGCGCCTGCAATTGCAACGGAGGATTGATTCCGTCTTCTGGCCTGCGGGGCCGGAAGCGAACTAGGCATTCGCCGCTCTCGACCACGGTGCGGGCCACGAGCGCCTGTAATCCGTAAAAATCAAGCACGCCATCGGCATCGCAAATCTCGCCCCATCGTTTCCACATCGAGGCAGCGCCCTGCTGCTGCGTGCGCGCGATAATGCCTGTGCCAACGGAATTTTGCGTAATTGCCGCTACTGCCCGCGATGCATAAGCATTGTTCCGCACCAGATCCCGAGACCTCGCGCGGAGCTTCGACGCTGCGCCGGAGATCTCGGCATTCGGCCCGGTATCGTGGGCGATCCATCCCGCCGTTCGGCGCGTCGACCGGGCGCCTTCGTAGGCGAAGCGCTCTGCCGCGCGCATCGACATGCGTGCACTCACACGCCTGCTGGCCCTGGCAGGATCAAACCAGGCAATGATGCGGTCTAGCCAGTTAGTCATCCCTTTTGAAATTGCGCGTAGCTAACACTGCGCTGTGACTGCTGCTGCAATTTCGCGATCTCCGCGTCGATTGCAGCTAGGGCCTTGGCTTGATCGGAATATTGCACGGACCGCTCCCCAAATTGCACGCGGTAAACTCCGATCGTTCGAAGGATTTCCTCGCGGCGAGCCTGCAATTCTTCGAGTGTCATGATAGCCAGCCTTTCTTTCGCGGAAGCCAAGATTCGCGCTGTTGGGTATTTTGCGCTGGTGCAGCATGGGCTCTGGCCAGCAGCGCAATCCTCTCCGCTTCCCGGTCAATCAGCACGCCTTGCTGCGCCAGCCCGAAAGTCGCCGCATAGGCATAGACCGCACAGTCCAGCGCCTCCGCGCGCCGCCCCTTGCGCCGCTCCCATGTCCGCACGGGCCGGCCGTGCTTGTATGTGGTGCGCAGGAATTCGCTCGTCAACTGCTCGAAATAACCTCGGTCGACGGTCACAGGGAAATGCGTCGCGCCGGCGCCACTCGCGGCGCGGAGCCGTGCCGTGATTGTGGACTTGAGCGAGTCCACGCCGATGAGATAGACCCTGCCGCGCTGCGTTTTGCTCTGCCGCCTCGGCCATGCCGGCAGCGTGCCACCTGCGCCTTTGACCGCCCAGATCCTCCGGCCGGCGCGCGCCTCGCAGAATCGCGAGACCACCGCTGTCGCAAAACCCGCGTCGATACAAGCTGCCGCGATGTGCATCTGGCCGGCGCGCGGATGGAGCCACGACTGCGCGAGATAACGATCCAGCTCCGGCCAAGGGCCATGCTCCGGCCCGACCGTTGGATCGCCGGGGATTACCCGGTGCTCCATCAGCCACGACTCCTCGCCGCGGCCCCATACCCAGACAGAAACCTCGATGCGGTCGTCCTGCACGTCCGCTCCGGCGGTGAGCAGAGCGGCGCCGTCAGGGAGCTGCGGCCCGTACTGCTCTCGCCTGGCGAGCAGATCGTCCTCGCTGACCTGCGAGGCGACCTGATCGTCCCACAGCTCGGCGAGGCTCGTGTTGACGAATGCGCGCAGCCGCTCCACGTTGCCCTGCGCGGCGAGCCACTCGGTTGCCAGCTCACCCCAAGAGCGCCACGGGCTGTAGAGCTCGCTGAGGTGGAATCCGGCAATCGGCGATTCCGCGCCGACGACCCATCGGCCGCGCGCCAACATCCGCTGCTTCGCGCTATGCGGAATTAGGCGATCACAGCTCGCGCAGCGGTATTGCGCCTCATTGGTCCGACCATCCGGCCACTCGACGCGGCCCCAGACCAAGCGCTGGTACTGGCCGCAATGCGGACATGGCACGTGATACTCGCGCTGGTCTGATTCGAGCCATGCCTGCTCGATCCGCGACACGCCGCGCGTGGTCGGGCTCGAGACCATCACGATCTTGCGGTTCCAGAATGTCCTCGTCCTCGCGATGGCGAGCGAGGCAGGATCACCCTCGGCACCGGCCGAGGCCTCCCAGCGGTCGAGCTCATCCATCAGCAGGTAGCGCACCGGCCGCGAGGCAAGTCCGGCGGGAGAATTGCTGCCCACAACGGTCAAGTGGCCGCCGACAAACCTGCGGTGGAAAATCGTGCTCCCGGCGTCGCGTGCGCGCGGATCGGCCACCAGGCCGCGCAGGATCTCCGTATCGCGCACCATCGGCGAGATGCGATCCTTCGAGAAAGCCTCTGCCATCGACAGAGTTGGCTGCACCACCAGGATCGGCCCCGGCTGCATGGCGATGATGTAGGCGATCAGCGTCAGCAGCATCTCAGTCTTTCCCAACTGGCTGCCCCACATGAGCACGACGTGGCTGTGCCTGCTGTGCGGAGCGAGCACGTCCAGCACCTCGCGCTGGTACGGCAGCGTCATCCATGACCCTGGCGCTGCGCTTGCCTCGCTGGACAGGCGCCTGTGCCTGTCGGCCCAGTCGGCCAGGCTCAGCCGCTCTGGCGGTTTCAGCGCTGCCGCCACCCTCGGCAGCAGCTCCGATGCTGGTGGCAATGAGGCGATCGCCGATGGTACGTAGCACGTGGTCGCAGACATCGCTCAGCACCGCCCGCGCCTCCGCGCCGTCCCGCAGGCCGACCAGTTGTGGCGCGGCCATGTCCGGGATCCGCAGCACCGCGTCCCGCAGCATCGCCGCCGTCTCGGCCCAGGTCCGCTCGACATCATCGCGCCGAAGCAGCAGGCCGCGCTGCTGGGCGACCTCCAGCTCTCGAAGCTCAGCGAGTGCGACCTCCTTCCGCCGGCGAGCCTCTTTCTCGGTCGTCTTTGCTCCTGTGTCAGGACGACCACGCTTATGCATTCCTATGTGTCTGATTTGGGACGGTTTTCAGGGCCTGCAGCTAGGTCGGTCGTGCAATAAATTCCACCTGCCCAGGCCGCCCGCCAGGAAGGACCCGCGCACTTTTACTCCCGTATTTTCAATGGCGTACAAGACAATCCGAGAGCACTCGCAAAAAAATGGGGCGGAGCTCGCTGCCCCGCCCCAAGCGCCGCAGCACCCACGTCTGGCCGGATGGCAGGCGTTCCAGGTACGAATACCTCTGGCCCATGTATGAACTGATCTTGGCCGGCACCTCGCTCGCGTCACGGGGCCGCA